AAGCGCCTTCAAGCACAGGGCACTACTCTCTCTGCTGGTCGTTCTGGACAGAGCATAGGAGGGCTTCTAGCTGATGCTGAGAGGGTTGAGGGTAAAGACCTTGGTGCTCTTGGGATGAACCTGGCCTATGCTCAACAGGATTACTTCTTTGGCATGGAGAACATCTACACTCAACAGAAGACCGCTGATGTGTCTGCTGCCTCTAAACGGGTTGCTGCTCCTAGTGTTGGTGGGTTGGTGCTGGGTCTTGCTGGTTCTGCTCTTTCTGGCGTACAGGCTGGGTTGGCACTTAAAGCCCCGGCTGCCGGTGGCGGCGGCGGAGGCGGAGGCGGATCTAGCGGAGGTGGTGGATACAATACTCAATTACCCGATTATGGGCAATACAAACCCCCTGCTTATGGTACCTAACTAATGGCTAGCATTTATGAATCCCCTGGCCAGCAGGTTGCTTTAACTGGATCACAAACGTCTCCTTCCTTTCAACCCGGCACAGCATATGACCCGTCGCGGCAAATGCTTCAACAGTCGGAACGAGATCTGGGTGCTTTTGCTCAGTTCTCTGATCTTCTATCCAGAACACTACTAGAGCGGGCTAAGGAAAATAATGAAAATCAAAAAAATCTAGGTATTGCTGATATTGTTAACGGTCGAATGGCTCCTTCACAGAGTCAATTGGTAAAGTACAACAATGACAAAGCTTTACTTAAAACAGCAAACGATTCTACTCAACAAGTTATCAATGAAGTAAGGACTACTAATCCAGATCTTGCTGAAACCATGTATCAGGAAGCTCCTGCTGCTAGGGGGTGGAGGGCTTATGGTCAAGCCATAGGGACAGCTCGTGTCGCTGCTAGTGGTCTTGAAGCATTTATGTCTGATTTCATGACTGGAACTAATCCTGTTGTTCCTGGTCCAGACGGTGTGTTGTTTGCTCCAGCAAGATCAAAAACTCGCGCCCAGCTTGAAGCTAGTTGGGAAGTGGGAATGAAACAGTATGCCCAATCCGCAAGATTAGGGAATCTTAACCCCGTCATTATTGCGGCAGAACTTACCCCCATTGCCATGCGTACTCGCAGCGAAATGCTGGGTATGCAAATGCAACAGATCATTACCACACGGAAAGCCAACGAACGGGAAGATCTACGGGGAAGTTTGTCAAAAGAAGCTGAGCTAATTGTCAAAGATCCAGCAGCAGCGCAAAGAATTATCTTTGATCTTAATGATAAATTACTTGCTTTAAATAACGAAGATAGACAGAAGGCTAATATTGAAACAAATGAGATGATGGAAAATCTCATTCGTACAACAAATGGTAGAGATACAGACTTGGCTGGAAAACTTTTAAAGAATTATAAAGCCACCCTTATTAATCCCAATAATCCAGAGCTGGGAACGTATGGCCAACGCTTTAACCTGAAAGAGTTGTCCGATTTAGTTCGTACTACTACTGATCAAAAAGAAGCAGATGATAATAAACTTCTTACAGATGAAGCTAACGGTATTGCTGAAGTTTTCTACAACAGGAGAAATCCAGCAACTTATCGGGAAGCTCTTAAAGCCCTGGGCCAACTTCCTCAAACACCAGAAGTTCGAGCCGTCATTGAACAACTGGTTAATAATGGTCCTAACTATGATCCACAAAGAGCGGAGCAACTTGGTGCGGCTGCTAATAATTTAAAAGAACTGGATGCCCTTCAAGCTGAAGGCTCTATTTCTTCTCAAATTTATGATCGTGAGTCAAATAGGTTTGCGGAAGAAAAAGCAGTAAAAGATTTGTTTCCTCCAGATTCTGCTATTCTTGGTCAAATTAAAGCAAATTGGAAAGCTGAGGCTGCAAATATTGCAGGTAATGTTCCTGAATTTTTTGACAATCAAACTGCTCTAGGTGCTCAAGATTTGATGGGGTATATTAAAGCAACTGTAGAAGCTGAGCTTAAAAGTGGAGCATTGGATTCCAAAGCAAGTTCGGTTAACAATAGAATAGCACAGCTTGTTTCAGCATTAGATCAAGATTATCTTGTTACAGATAAAAGCGGTAAAATCATTGGATTTTCAGCAACTTCCAGGAATCCTAATTTAAAAGGAGCGGTTGTCTGGCCTGCTGGTGGTAGAGATGGGAGTCAAAATGGTCGTTACTTAGCTGGCCTTGTTGAGTCTCGTGTGCCCCGTGTTACGTCTGCTGTTACAGATACTACAATCCGCCCAGAGCGTTGGGAGGTTGCCATGGAATCTCTTTCCAATGGAAACAAAGTTCCTGCTGATATTGAGTTTGCTGCTAGAACTGCCGGTGTGTCTGTTCCCGAGTTTCTCCGTAGACAGACTCCAGCAGGTAAAACGTATGATACTAAAGCAGTTGAAGGCGGCAACAAAGTTTACCAAGAAAACAAAGCTGTTAGTCCTAGGCTTGCTGAATTGATTGCTAATCCTCGTATTACTCCTAGAATGAGGGAACAGTATCAAATTGAACTTCAACGGTTAAGGCAGAATCAAATGACTCCTTTACCAACAAATGAGCGGTGGATGCAAGATTTAGGTAAGCTACCTCAGTCACAGGGAACCCTACCACCTCCTCCACCTGATGGTGGTGAGCCTATGGAAATGCCAAGCGGTGGCGGTACGCAAGCAAAAGCTGCTACCAGACCAGGCGGCGGTATGACAGGCATTACCACATACTACACAGGCAGCGGTGGTAGTGATGGAGTTGCGGGCGGTCCTACTGCTAACGGTGAGATTTATAACCCCAATGCCATGACGACTGCGGTACAGCGTTCCCTGCGTGGCAAGTATTTGAACAAATGGTTACTAGTTGAAGACTTGGATACCGGCAAGTCAGTTCGAGTGTGGGCCAACGACGTTGGGTCTATGGGTGGTACGGATAACTCCATTAGCCGCCAAGACCCACGCATCATTGACCTATCGCCAGCAGCCTTTAAACAGCTGTACGGAAGCTTAGATCGAGGCACTGGTCGCATCCGTGTTCTCATTGACCCCAACCAACGTGGTAAGTCACCATCCCGTTGACTACTAGTCCCAATGGAATAAAGAGGTTTATTCTGCGGAGTAAGCCTCTCCACAACAATTACTTTTTAATACATCTCTGCGGAGAACCCCTTTCCAACCATGAATAGTTATCCAGCTATCGACATTGAAAAGCTCAAAAAGCTTAACAAGCAATCCGAACAACAAGCAGTTCAAGAACAACAGACTCAAGTAAAGCAGGCCAAGGCTAAGCAACAGCAGCAGCAAGCGGCTAAGGCTAAGACAAAACAAGTAGAAGAACAAAAGTTCAACAAAACACTTGTTAATCCTCTTAAGCCTAAGCCTAAGCCACCTGGACAGTTAGATGGTCTTGGTAAATTTATTGAGGAAAAGATTGGGATTCCTGTCGTTGATTTTCTTGATAATCTGAGTGGTGATCAAAAAACACCCGATCAGATTGCTCAAGAGCGTAAACAGCAACGAGCTGCTGGACAGCAAAAAAGGCAGGAAACGGACAAAGCCCTTGAAGAGCAAGCCTATTCTAATCCGGTATCTGCTGTTGGAACTGAAGTCCTTCTAGCTGGCATCGGTGCTGTTGTCAAACCAGTTGAGGCTGTTATTGACAAGAGCTATCAATTCTATCTTAACAACACAGTCAACAAAGGGTTGGCGCCCACAGACGAGGCTTACCAACGTGCCTACACAGAACTAACAAAAGCTCCTCGTACAGATGTGGCCAAGACCGGAGAAAAGCTTCTGTCTTTCTTCCTGCTGGCTAGGGGCTTGCGTGGTATCCCTGGAGCCAAGCTAGGCATGTCGCCTATGCCTGCGGGCCTTAAAGGTGCTGCATGGGTTGGTGCAAAAGGAAAGCGTATTGTTACGGAGGGGTTGGTTCCTAGTGTCATCTCTGATTTCTTCCTAACGGACGCAAAGGATGGTAACTTTTCTGAAGTTATCAAAGAAATGGTCCCTGAAGAACTTCAACAATCTTGGATGTTTGCTCTTGCTAGCGATCAAAAGAAAGGAGATCCAATTATTAATTCTGTTAAAAGCGCATTTGAAGGGATTCCCCTTAATGTTGTTGGTAACGTAGTTCTTCCTGCTCTGACAACCTCCTATCGGTTTGCTAGGGGGCTTGTGGCTAAGGGCTACGACAAGGATCGAGTTGTCAGTGAAGCCCTAGAAGTACTTTCAACTGAAGCAGATAAAAACTTGAAAGAAGTGGCTCAAGCTTCTAGCAAGGAAACTGCTGATATGATGGGAGTTAAAACTGAAGAATACAATCAACTAGAGCTAGAAGCACAGCAACTCGAAGCAAGACGTACTACAACTGCTGATCCAGAAGAGGCTCAACAGTTGGAGCTGGATCTTGGTAACCTTCGGCAACAACAGATTGATATTCGTATTGACCTTGATAATGCTGTCGATCCAAATACCCAAAAGGAGTATTTTCAAAATACAGGAACCATCAAGGCTGACGATATTAATGACATTGGCGCCAAGCAGATGAACCTTGAAGAAGGGTTTCCTGGCACCGGTAGGGTTTCCATTCACGGCAATGCTGGTAATATCCTAACGGAATCTGCCGTTAAACAGGTGAATATGAGTAAGGAGGTTCGTCGGAAACTTCTTACAGAGATTGAGCAAAAGATTGACATCAAAGCAATTGCAAAGGAAAGTGGTAAAACTTATGGTGAGGTATTGGCAAACATCTACCGCATCAACAAAGACTTTACCGATTCTCTAAAGACTTACGATAATCTTTTTGTAGATGACGAAAGTGGTTTGATGAAAAAGCTTCTTAGTGAAGCTGGGGAAACGGTTTCCACTAGCAAGAAAGGAGTAGTGGGTGTCACAACCGAAACCTTGGGTGCTGCTAAGATTACAATCGCAAGCCTTGCCAACGATCTTTACACGTTATCTAAAAAAGCCGAACGGGCAGATACAGCCCAAATTGCTGATGCTGATTACTATGAGCGGATTTCGGATCGACTGCTTGGACTGCTAGAGCTTTATAAAGAAAGCACACAATTCTTTGGTGGATCTTTGGGTGCTCTAAGGGTTCGGGCTTTACAGAATCTGGATCAACGCGAAATTGATCAGATTATCAAGAACACTGAGGTAGATGAAAGCGATACAGCTCTTACTATTTTCGCCATGAAGAAAATGGTTAAGGAGGCTAAAGATGCTTATCGTCGTGGAGATGCTAATGGTTTGGAGGCTATGCGTCGCTTGACCAGGGCACTTCAATTGAGTGGTGGTGATCCATCCAAAACCCTTAGTTTTGCGCGTACTGCTTTTACCAATCTTAGTGAAGTTGCTGCTCGTAACTTTTATAACTCTATTCTATCTGGAGTTAAAACAATCTTTAGAAATGGTAGTGTTGTTTATGGACTAATCGAACGTCCTACTAGCATCATTATCGGTGGTACTTTGAACATGAATCCTGCTCAAGTCAGAGCTGGACTAGCAGGTTATCATTCTATTCTTGGTAGTGCTAAAGAAGCGTGGCATGTAGCAGCAAGGACGATTAAAACGGGTGTCGCAGCAAACCAGTCTGTCAATCAGTTTATTCGCCGTTCGGAAACAAAGAATGCTCTTGAAACACTTGAGCAGATAGCTTCCACTAGGCCAGAAAAGATTGCTGTTGGTTTTCTAAAAGCTCACTACGCCCTGTCGGAATACTTTGATCTTCCTGAAAAGCTCATGATGGGCATGGATGATTACTTTAAAACCATCCTTGTGCGTCAACGTATTGATGAAAAGGCTACATTAGAGGCAATGGAGTCTGGAGTTTATGATCCTAAAAAGTTCATGGAACTCAAGATGACGAAGTATGCTAATGTTATGGACCCCCAAACAGGCACTATTAAATCAGCAGCCTTTAAAGAGTATGCTGAAATTGGTACGTTCCAAAGTAATCCAGGTAAAGTAGCTAATTACATCTCTGGAGCAGTTTCAGCCATTCCAGGTGGAACTTGGATGATTCCTTTTATTAGAACTCCTGCCAACATTCTCACCTACCAACTTGAACATCTTCCTGTTGTTAGATCTTTTTCTAAGAACTATCGAGCAGCAAAGGATGGTGGTGATGAACTGTTGCTGGCAGAAATGAATGGACGACAAGCAATTGGAGTTATGGCGGTAGCTGCATCTGCTTACATGGCAGCCAATAACCTGATTACAGGTGACAAACCAGATCCACGAAAGGAACCAGCTGAATACCAACGGTGGACAGATCTAAACATTAAACCTAGATCCTTAAACTTTAATGATGTATATGTTCCCTACAATATGGTTGAACCTTTGTCTAATATTATCGCTGCTTCGGCTAATATTGCAAGGGTAATGGGAACCTATGGATTGTCCGAAGATTTTGGTGAACGACTATCAACCGCATTAGCCATAACCATTTCTGGTAGTTTTACCGAAAAAAGTTATTTCCAAGGTTTGGCTAATCTTGCCGAAGTTTTTACTCCTGAAAATTGGACATCTGCTGGAGCAACTAGAGCTGCTGTAAATGCTGTTAATAATCAATTTCCCGTTTCGGGTTTTCGTAGAGGCGTTGCCAATACCTTTGATGGCAACATGCGTGAATACTCTAATGAGTTTGATCGTATGCTTCAAAATGCTCTTCCTATTTATCGTAACTTTGCCCCAGCCATGATTAGCGTCATGGACGGCAAACCAATGAAAAATCCCAACGGTAACATTTGGAATGCTAACGTTCCTTTTGAAGTTGGTATTGCCCGAAAGGATGAAGTGGTAGATATGCTGGCTGAAATCGAATTTAAATGGGGTGACCGTCTCGATAAGTTTAAAAATATTCCTCTTACCAGAGATCAAAAGGCTATTGTTCGCAAGGCCATGTTTGATTTTAATGTTCGTGGAACCCTTTTAAATGAAATGAAAAAGCCTTATTTTAAAGATGATTTGAAAAGCTGGAAAGAGCGTCGGTTTGGTCCGGATCAAGAATACTTTAACTCAGTTACTCCTAACGTCTATCAGAATGTTCAACAAATCTGGAATGATGCTGAGGATTATGCTTTTAAAGTTCTTCAAGAAACAGATCCAACTCTTGGAGTTAAGATAACCGAACTTCAACGGAAGGAATACCAAATAAAATCCAAAGGAAATTATAATCCTAGTGAAGCATTAGCCAATCCATCTCAAGTTGGTATGACGGAACAGGAATCTAAATTACTCGAAGACGTTTTAAAGTTTTAAAATAACCTCCCAACAAAATGGCAACCACAAGTAACACCTACACGGGGAACGGCTCTAACAAGCTGTTCTCTATTACCTTCCCATATCTAGATATTGGAGACATTAAGGTTTATCTTAATAACGGTCTTCAAACAATTACAACTCAATATACATTTGCCAGCATTACGCAGATTGAATTTGTTACTGCTCCAGCTAATGGTGCTGTGGTGGACATCCGCAGGGAAACCACCATTGATACGCCGGAAGCTACGTTCTTTATTGGATCACCCGTTCGGGCTAATGATCTAAACGATAACAATAATCAGCTTTTGTATCTTGCTCAAGAAACTC